GATAAAAAATTAAAAGTAGTATTTGCTCCTGGTGCGCTTGATAATTTTGAAGGCACTCAGGAAGAGTTAGATGAAATGGTTGCTGAAATACAAAGACTAGCCGAAAGCGGCGAACTAGAAGAACGGGCTATACCTGTAGATTTTGAAGATGAAGATCCAGAACTACAAGATGCATTGGAAGATGTTATTAAATCACTTATTCAAAGTGAAAATCGAACATTACATTGACAATAATTCGTATATGAGTTATAATAATAAAACTAATCAAACAGGAGCATATTATGAGTGATGTACTCGCACCCACTAAGAAATCAAAACGTAGTAGAAAATTTGATGACCTAATAGGTCCAATGGATCCTAAGGTTGATGCCATCGCACGTGAACGGTTAGTGACCGCACGTGTGGGTTTGCTATTGCGACATAGCTTTTTCGGCAACCTTGCAACTCGCCTTACTCTAATAAATGCCGATGAATGGTGCAGCACTGCTGCTACTGATGGCAAACGATTCTATTACAATTCACGTTTCATTACTAAACTTAAAACTAAAGAGGTTGAGTTTCTAGTTGGTCACGAAGTATTGCATGTTGTTTATGATCACATGGGTCGTCGGGGCAATCGTGACCCTCAAATATGGAACATTGCAGATGACTATGCAGTGAATGCAGACTTAAAACGTCACAAAGTAGGTGAGTTTATTACAAGTGTCCCTTGCTTGTATGAAAGCAAATATGACGGTATGGCTGCTGAGGCTATCTACGATGACCTCATGAAAAATGTACAGAAAATTTCCATCGATGAATTACTAGACAAAATGCTTGACGATCACATGGATGGTGATAGTGAAGATGACGGTGACGGCACTGAAAGTGATTGCAATGGCAATGGTAGTGGCAAAGGCAAACGCCCAAAGATGAGTCCTGAGGAGCGTGAACAAGCCCGTCAAGAAATGAAACAGGCTATCATTGCCGCAGCACAAAGTGCTGAAGCAGGTACTATCCCCAAAGGTGTTGAGCGTCTTATTAAAGATGTTACTAGTCCTGTCATGCCTTGGCGTGAACTGATTCAAACAAACTTGACTAGTGCAATTCGCACTGACTATAGCTGGATGCGTCCTTCACGTAGAGGCTGGCATATGGATGCAGTTATGCCTGGCATGACTCCCGGTGAAGAAATTGATGTAGTTGTTGCAATCGATATGTCAGGTTCTATCAGCGACCGTCAAGCAAAAGCATTCTTAGGTGAAATTGCAGGCATGATGGATGCATTTGATGGGTATAAGGTTCATGTATTCTGTTTTGATACTGAAATTTATAACTCACAAGACTTCAATAGTGAGAATATGGAAACTATTGATGAGTATGAACCACAAGGTGGCGGCGGCACAGACTTTGATGCTATCTTTGAATACTTGAAAGAAATTGGCAACGTGCCGAAACGATTGATTGTATTCACTGATGGTTATCCTTGCGGTAGTTGGGGTGATGAAAATTATTGCGACACTACTTGGATCATTCACGGTGATAAGGATCCTAATCCCCCGTTCGGTACTTTCGCAATTTACGATGACAAATAAAAGTGTAAAGGTACCCAGAACAATACCCCTTGAGGCAAAATTATATAAGCGAAGGGGTAATTGGGATACAATTATATATAAATGTGAAACTGATGAAGCATTAAATGAAATGGTAGAAAAGGTAGAAGTATATTTTGAGTTAAAATATAAAGGAGATTATCGTGGATGAATTTTATGTAGTATTAACTGTTGGTTTATTTCTATTGGGATGTGTAGGTTTGTTTGGTTATGCTATCGTTAAAATGGTAGGCAATGATGACGAGCAAGACTAATACTTATTTGGCTATGTGGGATTGTTACGGATTAGAATATCTGTGCAATCTCACAGAATATTCCGCAAATATAACGTATGCTACACTAATGGAAAGGCCTGTACCACAGGCCCCTCCTTTGGATGCATTAATGATGAGAGCTAGATTTAATCCTCAGCGTAATTACGAAATTTATACCTTTAGTGTTGAGGATGATGTATCTGAAGAAGAATTAACTGAAGCCTTTAAGGTCAACCCTCAATTCATAGTTGAACATATTCGTAAAAACGGACAGAAAATGTGGTCAGATAGGATTACTGATAGTGATAAAAGAGTAATAACGTGATTGTAAATCCTCTAATATGGTTTGCGGAGCGAGAGTTAGACTTCGTTCCGCGCCATTTCATCAAGTGTCCAACTACACTAAATTTTCAAAGTAAACAATGGGTTCAAAATAATACCTCAGGTCGCTATGCTTTCGCACCAATGGAAACTGATGGTAAATTCATTACATCTAGCTACTGTGTCTATTTTGAAGATGAAAAAGATGCTATGATGTATGAACTACTTTGGGCAAGTGCAGCCAATTAAAAAATCTCTACGTAGGTATTTACAATTAAATAATTGTGCTTATAAGCCTATAGGAGAAAATTATGAGTTTTACAAGACACGTTGGTAAAGTTGGGGATAGAAAAGTTGCAGTAATTTTTAGAGAGGTTCCAGGCGAACCTCATATGTGCCTCATCGTTTATACAGAAATATTAAATGCGCATGTGCATGATTCATTGATGCGCTGTATCGAAAGTGATATTGGGCAAAATAGTGAAAATCTAGCTGACGCACTGAATAGAAGTTTTACAGTAGACGGCAAGGTAATTCTACAAGTCCTACATTCTGAGGGACTACTCAAAAAGATTCAAACATCACAGGTTGTAATGACACCTACACCAAGCACAAAAATCAAGTTAGAGGAACTGAATAAAATACTAGATGAAATGGCATTGGGTGAGGCTGCAGTAAAAAGATTAGCAGAGCTTGATGCAAGTTCAGGTTTACAAGATCCGGCTGATGTTGCACGTAGAATGCGTAATCAAACTCAACCTAGTATGGCAGCACCAGGTGCATTAGATGACATAGCATTAGCACAACAGCGTTTAGAGCAAGCTGATAAAATGGAACGTGAAGCTAATGGACTATTAGCTGAAGCAAAACGTTTAAAGGATGAAGCAATATCATTAAATCCTAAAGTAGCACCTAAACCTGTGAAAGCTAAAAAAGTAAAGAATGTCGCCTAACTTTTTTGATAAGTGGGAACATATTTTAGAAGGTGTTGAAAAAAATAGAATCCCAATACAATTTGTAAAAAAGATTGTTGTTAAACTAAAAGGTAAACGTCAACATACAATAAACATTAGTTCTCTAATGAAACAAGGCTTTGATCCAGAATACATTGAAGAAATAGTGAATAAAAAATTGTATGAATTGGATAATGATATAGTCAACCTTGAATTTATTCTTAACATAGAAGCAATTGCTGATACTGTACAACCTGAAACTGATAAAATATTAAGTGGTTTATGAATTTATTTCAACAGCCCAATGGATTATGGTGTCCAACTACTGGACAAACGTGTTACGATTGGACTATGGCAGAAATACATTTGCCAAAATTATTGATGGATTCAAGGAGACAGTTCAATAAACCTGTGATTAATGTAATACATGCAGGTGGTAATATGGGTATCTATGCACTTGAATTTGCAAAAGAGGCAAAAAACGTTTATGTGTTTGAACCAGCAGATGAAAATTTTTCAGCATTGGCATTAAATTGTGCAATGAAAACTAACATTTTTTTGTATAAGGCAGCATTAGGAAATGATCACAAAACTATTAATGTAGTAAATGAAACTGCAGATAAGCAATGTGGTGCATGGAAAGTTAAAGGTTCTGGTAACATACCTACGTTGAGAATTGATGATTTAAATTTGGATGATATAAGTATCATACATTTAGATATTGAAGGTTATGAGTTGTTTGCAATACAGGGAGCCGAAAATACTATAAAAAGATGCGAACCTCTGCTATCATTTGAAGTATTAAATCACAATGTAGATTTTGAATATACCCAAACTGAATTATTCGATTATGTAATGAGCTTAGGTTATAAATCTTCGCTTAGAGTAGGAAATGAAATTTTATTTGTAATGGATACAGTATGAAACAATATCACGATCTTTTAGAAGATATATTAACTAACGGAGAAATTAGAGATGATAGAACTGGCGTTGGCACTATTAGTGTGTTTGGACGTAGCATTCGCTTTGATTTGCGTAGGGGCTTTCCAGCCATCACAACTAAAAAGTTGGCTTGGAAATCTTGTGTAGGTGAATTGCTTTGGTTCATTGAAGGTAGTAGTGATGAACGTAGATTAGCAGAGATTACACATGGCACACGTGACGGTACTGTTACGATATGGACACCTAATGCAATGGCGCCCTATTGGAAACATAAAGCAAAGTATGAAGGTGATCTAGGTCGTGTATATGGTGTGCAGTGGCGTGATTGGGTAAAAACTGATAAGCCTCCTGTAAGAGTTAGTATTGATCAATTACAAACACTAATCACACAAATTAAACAAGATCCGTATAGCAGACGCCATATACTTTCAGCTTGGAATGTAGCTGAGTTAGAAGATATGGCATTGCCTCCTTGTCATGTTATGAGTCAATTTTATGTAAACAAAAATAATGAACTTAGTTGCCACATGTATCAACGTAGTGTAGATGTATTTTTGGGTCTTCCATTTAACATAGCAAGCTATGCTTTACTTACACATATGATAGCACAAGTATGCAATCTTAAAGTTGGTGAGTTAATGATTAGTATGGGCGATACACACATTTACAAAGATCATGTGGAGCAGGTAAAAGAACAGCTTACTAGAGAAGAATATCCTCTACCTAGATTGTTTTTAAATTTCGATATTAAAGACATTACAAAATTTACAATGGATGACATTCATTTAGAGGATTATCAGTGTCACGGTCCACTTAAGGCTACAATGGCAGTATGATTGAAGTTGTTGTTCATAAATTTAATATGAGCGATGTTGAAGATCCTGATTTATGGGCAGCACATTCATTTCTTGAATGGGAAAAATCTGATAAGGGCTCTTGGATAATGGAAAACGCTAAAGAGCCTACTTGGCATAGAAATCCACATCAATATGGTTGGCAATATACGATTACTGCATCCATGGAAGAAACACAATACACTTACTACAAACTAAAATACGAATGAAGATACTAGTCACAGGTGGTATGGGCCTAATAGGACATAACATAGTAAGTAAATTAGAACATGAGCATGACATTGTTATTGTTGATAATCACACCAACTATGGATTTATCCCTCAACCTCAAATAGATTATCTCATAAATCAGCGTAGGAAAAAGATAAGCAACTATAAACACTATATTGTCAATATTGCCAATGCACATAATCTTAATATTGTTTTTGATAACTTCCAACCTGATTTAGTAATACATTGTGCTAGTTACCCACGGCAGAAGGCAGTTGAAGCAGACCCTGCAATGGGTGCTAAAGTTATGTGTGAAGGACTGACTAACTTATTAGAAGCCTCAGTCAGAAATAAAACTAAAAGATTTTTATATATTAGTTCAAGTATGGTCTATGGAGACTTTGAACACGATGTAACAGAAGATAGTATATGTAATCCCATTGGGCAGTATGGTATCTTTAAACTAATGGGAGAGAAACTTGTACAAGATTATAGTCGTAGGACTGGTATTGAACACGTTATTGTTCGCCCTAGTGCTGTATACGGCGAACTTGATGTGGAAGATAGGGTTGTTAGTAAATTTGTTCTAGGTGCAATACGAGGACAAACATTAAAAGTAAACGGCCCTGACGAGATACTTGATTTTACGTATGTAGATGATGCTGCGGAGGGAATCGTGCAAGCAGCACTAAGTCCTAATACAACAAATCAAATATATAATATTACCCGAAGTGCGGATCGCATGTGGACTTTAAAACATGCAGCAGAACTTGCTATACAATTAGCAGGTAAGGGTGAATTGATTGTAGGGCCCAGAGACTTAAGCTTTCCCAAACGTGGTCGTCTATCTATTGATAAAGCCATCAAAGATTTTGGATACAGTCCTAAAGTAAATGTAGAGGAAGGATTTAAAAAATATTACGACTGGTTAAGGAATTCGGAGTACTTCGGCACTAAATAAGTGTATGTGGATACTATCATTTACACCCGACTGGGTCTTTCATTCAATCGCATTAGCAGGAGTTATAGGAATCATAGCTGGATTTCTATTAGCCTTCATCCCTTTAGTTAATAAATATAAATTACCTATACAAGTTATAAGTTTAGTTTTACTAACTTTTGGTATATTTATGGAAGGTGCTATACTAAATGAGCAAACTTGGAAGCTAAAAGTTGCTGAAATGGAGCAAAAAATGGCTGAAGCAGAAGCTAAATCAGCACAAGAAAACGTTAAATTAGTTGAAAAGATAGTGGTAAAGAAAGAATATATTAAAACCCGCGGACGTGACATTGTAAAATACATTGACAAAGAAATAGTCAAATATGATACAAAATTTGCACCCGGCGGGCAGTGCGAAATTCCCAAAGAATTCTATAAAGCAATTAACGATGCGGCTCAGGAGCCAACGAAATGAAAAAGATATTATTAATTTCTATGTTATTGTCAGGATGCTCAACAGTAGTACCTGTAAAAGCTAAGTTTCCTGAAGCTCCTGAGATGCTAATGACAACGTGCCCTGCACTAGTACAAGTCAAAGAAGATGCTAAGTTAAGTGAAATTGCGACCACTGTCGCAAATAACTATACACAATATTATGAATGTGCAGTTATTGCCAAAGGTTGGCAGGAATGGTATCAAATACAGAAGAACATCTACGAAAACGCTGGTAAATAATTAATTACACCAGCTTTGTTTCGCCTCACCAAAATATTCTCTAGCAAATCCATTAGCAATCAATAGACCACGTAGACTTTGACCGTCTAGTATGATATCTCCCAATACACGCCCGCCGAATTTATCCCAGTCGTAAAGAACCACTTGACGTTTAGATGATTTGGCAACTGCATTTGTGGTAAATTTAGATGCAAGCTTTCCTCGCTCATCCTCCTGTGGACATTTTGCTCTGAATCCTTTTTCGGGTGTATCGACCCCGTAGATTCTGACAGCGAGTTCAGGTTTCAACGGAGCGGGTAAAAAAGGAGCAGCAATAACGATTGTGTCTCCGTCGCTGACTCTAAGAATTTGAGCATCGTACATGACGCCTTGAGGTGCTTTAGCAGCAAAAGCCTGCGTAGAAACTAATAGTAGGGTTAAGAGTAATTTTTTCATAGTATATTATTTATCTGGGCGATAAATAGTAGATCAACGGGATTACAAAATGGCATATGAAGTAATTAATGTAGGTTCACTTCCAAACGACGGATCAGGAGATCCGCTTCGTGTAGCATACATCAAAATTAATAATAATTTTGCTGAGGCCAGCAATCTAACTCCATCTGGGTCTAATGGAGATGTTCAGTTTAAGTTAGTTTCTGTTAATGGAAATGTCATTACAAATTCGTTTTCATCCAGCACAAATCTAAACTTTAATCCAGACGAGGGTAATTTCTATATAGGGGCAAACATTATGCCTTTAGTAGATGATGCCATGACGATAGGTGATCCGGTAAGACAAGTTGGTAATTTATATCTAAGCCCAAATGCGTTGAATATTGGTAATATCAATATTACAGAAGATGCGAACATTATGAATTTCAATGTCGCAGTGTTCCCCTCACTAAAAGCGGATATAGTAGTTGGTGGTATTAATTATGGTGCAAGTCCAAACACGACCATCGATACACATACCTTCATAACTAACACAACTAGTCCTATAGCAATTTATGCTGTACCGACAAGCCAATTTAGTAGTGGTAAGTTTGATTTAACAAGCAGAGAGGCTAATAGTAACAATAGTCAGACTGTTACGTTAGTGGCAATGTTAAGCACTGACGGGTCAAATGTGTCATTTACTGCATTTAACACATTAATTTCAGGTAACGCAGTAACCACATATGACATGGATGTTTCAGCCAATTCAGTTAGGGTAATTGTTACTCCTTTTGTCAGTTCAACCATCACACATAATATTTCATATAAGATTGATACCTAATGAGAGCAAAAGAATTTATTAGTGAAGCAAAGCGCAGGGGTAAAATGACAAAGCGCCAAAAGCAAGCAACAGTTGGTGTTGATTTGTTCCGTGACCCAGACGGTTACGATAGAACATATGAATTAAATCGTATGATGATGGCAGTTGCTTGTGCTGACGGTACCGGCATTCCAATTAATATTGATTCTGAGAGTTGGATTGGTAAAGACAATTCTGCACAACCATATACTAAACTTGAACAAGACATGATGAAACAAGCTGCAAAGGCTATAGGTACCAAACTAAAAGATGCAAATCATGGAAATCTACGCAGTATGGAATTAGATACCACTAACAAATCTAGTCCAGTACAAGCATTTAAAGGTTTCGGAAAATAATTCACCATACAAATCTTGAATAAGTAAGTTTATACTTTTTAGGATTTGTATGATAGACATTAACAATACACTAGATTTAATTAAACTCAAATTTTATAATGAATGGCTTTATGCTAGTCATATCTATGCTGAAGGTGAAAGCGGATTTCACAAATCACTGACTACACAAGTAGTTGAATCATACGTTGACCCACTAGAACTATCTAAAGATGCAGTTATTTTAGACCTGGGTTGTGGTCCGGGATATTTTTTGGATGAAATGAAAACACGTGGGTATACTAACTTAGTTGGCGTAACACTTAGTCCTGAAGATATCAAGTTGTGCGAAAGCAAAGGGCACACCATAAAGGGTTATGATTTAAGTTTCATCCCACAAGCTGATGGATATTACGATGAAAGCGTTGATTTTATATTCCTTCGACACGCACTAGAACATAGCCCTTATCCGATCTTTAGTTTAATGGAATATAATAGATTATTAAAACAAAATGCTTCAATCTACATTGAAGTTCCTGCCCCTGACTGTGATAGAAAACACGAAAACAATCCTAATCATTATAGTATTTTAGGTTCAACACAACTTGCAGCATTACTAGTACGCACTGGATTTGATATTGAAAAATTCAATAATATTGAGTTTGACTTAACTGTTGGTACTG